GCTTCTACTTCTGCTTCACGCCAAAACTCTGGCAAAGATAATGTCGCACGGTTTTTAAGTTCAAAGATGTATGACTGACCTGCAATCATTACAACCATATCACCTTCATCCTTTGCGCCAGCCTTAGTCAGACGCTCTGCCATAGCACCCATCTTGCGGAGCCATTTCATTACATCTGTTTCAAACTGTGCGCCCTTGCGCCCATTAGGATTAGCCACTAGGTTGCACTCTTGTCCTTACTTATAATACGAACAGCCCAACCTAAGCCAGCGTTAACGCCTTCGGTCCACTCATCAGTAACTGGTACCTTTGCTGACTCAATCTTTTGAATCAACTTAGCAGTCTCTTGTTTCATTTCAAGCAAGACAAATGCACGCATCTCTTGCGTCATATCGTCTTCTTCTTCTCTTATCATCTCTTATCCATTCTCTGGTATGTCTTCCATATACATATACTCAGGGTTAAATGATAGCCAACAAGTCAGGTTTGCGTTAGCATCGGCACGCCCATATCTATTCTTGACGGGAGCCACAGCCATAGAAGTGCCAACAACACCAAGGGTACAAATCAAAGCAGGTAATTGTGCTACTTTTCCTTGAAGGGCAGAGCGTGGTTGGCAAGGGTTACCCATAACACCCTCAGAAGTATGATGAAGAATAATGATAGCAGCGTTAGTTGCACGAGCAAGATACTTCAACTCCTTCATAATCGCACGCATAGATGCAAACTCTTCGCCACCATCTGTTGCAATATCCATCAGGTTATCTACAAAAATAGCAGTCGGAGGACAACCCCATTGTTCTTCAAAGGCTTGAACCTCTTCATCAATATCCTGCAATGTAGGGCTTGAATCAAATGACCACACAATGTGGTTACTCTTCTCAAGAATAGCCTTAGTCCAACCAACATCATTAGCCATTAGTAGTTCTACATCTGTTTGATTCTTACCTGAAATCATTGAAGCAATACGCATAGCCATAGTGTGGGCGTTGGTATCTGCAGATATATACAGAGTTGGCACTCTCATCTTTAGTGCTAACGCTAGTGCAAGAGTTGACTTACCTACTCCTGGTACACCTGCAAGCATAGAGACTTCTGCTCTACGAAATATAATTTTATTTGCATCAAATGTTTTGAAGACAGAGGGCAACGGTTCTCCACCTATGTCTGACCTTCCGATACTTCTTACTAAAGTTTTAACGTGCGTCTCCTGTCTTAAGTTGGAAGAGGGGTAATTACCTTCCCCTAATAACTACCCCTCAACCAATTCTTATTCTAGTTCTTGTTGAACTAGTTTGCTGGCTTGCATTGGTCTGGTGTTCCCTGTGGTGTTGGGCACGCCCAGAATGCGTAAGGTTTCCCCGTTGTCTTGCTCACTCCCTGGCGGAAAATTCGTGCTCCGTGCACGCAAGTTGGGTTGCTCAACCCACCCGTAGGTGATGCTGTTGGCGCCTGGGGCGCTGATGAGAATGGCGCTGGCGTTGTGTCTTGTGTGGAAGCGCCAGTTGATAAAGGGAGTACGGTATATGCCGCTGCTACCGCCTTAGATGTTGCAGCAATCTGTGTTGAGTAGTCTGCTAGACCCTCAAGTAGAACGCTTAGTTCATCCGCAGTATTAGCACGGACGTTAATCAAATCACCATTAGGTGACTTAACTGATACTTGTAACTTCCAGTTTTCTGTTGTCATTTTATTCCTTCGTAAATTGGCAGTGCTGTTTTAGTCCACAGTAACTGCACGATTGTAGGTTCGGTAGAAATATACCAGCCTTGCGAGCCTTGTCAAAGCCATCCACAAAATATTCAAGGGTGTCTTGTGTATATCTACTTAGGTCAATCATTTCTCCTGTCCCAGATTCACGAGACATCCAGTAGTTTCCAAGATTGACTTCCACTCCTAACATCATCTCAACTCCCACTTTGTAGAAGCCAAGTTGAAGGTCAGAAGCAGGACGGCGTGCTGATGTCTTGAGGTCTACAATCACAAGTTGTCCGTTAACCTCAAAGATTCTATCAATGAACATTTTCACTGGCACGCCAGCGATTATTGGATTCAACTCCAACTCAATGGCACGTACGCCTTGAGGTGTTGTCCAGATTTTCCAACTAGGATTATTCTTGCGCCAAGCAATGTAGTTATCTACCCACTTGGAACCTTGTGTATTCCACCAAACAGCATCTTCTTTGTTTGGGTTTTCTTTAGTAGCACGTCCTGCTTTGCGAGCAGTAGTTAAATCTAATCCTTCAGTCTCTTTAGCCCAAGCCTTTTCCCAGAGTTCATTCATTTTCTAGGTCATACAATTCTGCTGCGTAGTGAAATGCTCGTCCACCTGCAGACCAGATGCTTGGCTCTTCAGGAACTTGAAGTAATCTACCTAGGTAATACTGATAACCGCAGGTTAAAAATGTAGTAAAGGCTGAGTATGAAACGTGTGCTGGTAATTCGTATGAGTCAAGTTTAATCATCAAGTAATTCCGAAGTTAATTCAGCAATATCTTCTTTAAGAGAAACAATGTTCTCTGTCAGTAGGTAAATTGCATCAGTAAGTTCAGCAATTAATTCATTGATTTCTTTGTTAAACATATTTACTCCTGTCTAGTAATGTTAGATAGTCCTCCTGTGGAGGACAGGAGAGTACTCAACACAAGAGAACTATCTAATATTCAGTTGAATATATAATATATAATTATATATATATTATATGGCGCCTTAGCGCCTATATATATTATTATGTTATTATATAATTAATTATACACAGACAGGACACTCAATGCAAAACGACACTCCCAATTTTCCCAACTGGTTCGCAGGTCAACAGTACAATTTTGAGAATCATCTGACCCAACTGGCTGGTCAACCTAACCTTAAGTTCCTACAAGTTGGCGCCTATACAGGTGATGCTTCTGTCTGGTTACTTGATAATATTCTAACCGACCCATCATCTACCCTTACAGATATAGATACTTGGGAAGGCTCAGATGAGCGTGAGCATAAACTCATTTCGTTCTCAGGTGTTCAGGCTTACTACATCCAGCGCACAGAGAAGTATAACAATTTGTTATCTATTCGTTCCAAGTCTGAGTACGCACTACCTAACCTCAGGGATTCCTACGACTTCATCTACATAGACGGAGACCACACAGCCAAGGTTGTAGCAGAAGATGCTGAGGCTTCTTGGTCAATCCTTAAGCCCAATGGAATCCTAGCCTTTGATGATTACAGATGGGGAGAAGACCTACCTCCACACACCACACCTAAGCCAGCGATAGATGCTTTCCTTGATAAATATACTGGCGAGTACGAATTACTGTCCAAGGATTACCAAGTCTGGCTCCAGAAGAAATGACAAAAAGACCCCCAAGCCATAGATTTCTCTATGACCCAGGGGTCTAAGTGTCTTAAAAGCGCCTCAGAAGGCGTATAATCGGTACTCTAGGTTACTTTGAACCGCGTCCAAACTCAGGGCTATTGGTATCCAAAGCCTTTAGTATTGGACCAGCGAACGCTGCTACGAATGCCATAGCCAGAGCCTTTGGGTCTGTCTCACCTGCAAGGTAGAGTGCTGTCACTGCTGCGAATGCTGCACGAAAGTAAGTGCTAGCGATTGCGATTAGTTTTGCCTTCATTGTTTTCTCCTTATGACTTAAAGACTGGCTTACCGAATCCAACGATGGATACAGCCTGAGACTTTCTCAGTTTAGAGCCGTTCTTCTTTTTGAATGCACGTACCTTTAGGCATACTTGCCCTCCGTTACGCTGGTCACCCTTCTTGTCTGGAGCAGTGTTGCCCTCAATACAAGTCACGGTGCCATCTCCATTATCTTTGACTACAATCCCAATATGTGAGATACGGTCTACACCGTCTCCTGGGAAATCAAAGAACACGATGTCTCCTGGGAATGGTGTTGCTGTATCGCTTGCCTTCTCCCATTGGTCTTTCTTCATAAATGCTGCTGCTCCACCTGGTGTGTATACACAGTTAGGAATCTTTAACTTAACCTCATTAGCGCACCAGTTTACAAATGAGCCACACCAAGGTTGGAAGTTAGCCTTTGTAAATGCGCCGTACTTTGTTTCGTTATCTTTAGGTCCTTCAATAACACCAAGTTCACCTTGCGCTACTGCGATAAAGTCTGCTCTTTGACCCATATTACTCAGCCTTCTTTGCATCAACTTTGGCAAATGCCTCATTGATTTCTTCTGCAGTTAAGTTTCCATCTGCTAGGTAGAAGCGTGCAAGGGCTTCAATTACCTTCATAGCACCAAGTGCACCAGCAAGAACTCCTGCTTGCCACACTTCAATACCTACAAGGGAACCAGCACCAATTACGCCTAGTGATTCTGCTGCAATGACTGCAAGAATCCGCATCATTACGCTTTTTAATGTATCCATTATTCTTCATCCTTAGGGTTTCTTAGAGGGAAGGTAACGCTCCATACGATTAGAGAGATACCTATTGCATAACCAACCACCGTCTTGGCTGACCCCTCAAGAACTACCCAGGCAATAAACATTCCTAGTAGTGTCCAGAGTTGGTTGGCAATATCTGAAAAGAACTTCTTCATTATGGTTTCCTCCTGATTGTGGCACCTGCTGATGCTGCTGAGATAGATGCGGTTGTGGCTATGTTTCCTGCAATGACTGCTGCGATAATTACCTTCTCGGATTCTTCTCGCTCTTCTTCAGTCATATCCGCCCCTACTGAACCAAGGGCAGCAAATGCTGCTGCTGGGTCTGTGAATAATTCTTGAAGCAATGCTGCTGGGTCTTGTAATAACTGAACCGCTATTGCTTGTTCTGCGGTTATAACTACACCATTAGATAATTCAACTGGCGTGTCTGGTGCAAGTGTTTCTAAATCAATCTCATCTGCCTGTACTATTGGTTCTTCGGTTTCTTCTACAGGAGGTTCAGGTTGAATAGGTTCTGGCTCAATAGTCTCTGGCGTAGGCTCAGGCTCAACTGGGACAGGTTCAAGTTCTGGCTCTGGCTCAGGTTCTGGAGTAGGTAATGGTTGAGTTTCTGGTTCTTCTATCGGTGTCTCTACTATCTCTGGTTCTGGGATATACACTGGGGGTATCACAGGTTCAGGAGATGGTTGTGGGTCTACAACTGGAGTTGGCTCAACAGGAACGGGTTCTGGTTCAGGCTCAACGGGAGTTGGCTCAGGTTCAACAGGTTCAGGTTCAACAGGAGTAGGTTCTAATACAGGAGCCTCTTCAACCTGAATAATGTTTACTTCTGATAAAGGAACAACAGTTCCATCAGTAAGTACTGCACCAGTTCTTTCGTTACCTGATAGTGGACCATCTACTGCATAACTATATGCAACAGTTCCATCTGTTTGAATCTGTGCAGTAATAATAATGCTTGTTGTTTCACCAGTAAATGTTCCATATGGACGATAGTTACCGTCTACTTGGAACCCACCTTCACTTACATTAATAATAAAGTGAGTGTCTGGCATACGGTCAGGCAATACCCACCAGTCTTTAGATTCAATAGATACAGAAGGTGTTGTTGGATAAGTCCAATATGTACCGTCTGGTCTACCAAAAGTAATAACTGAGTTGGTTGTTGCATAGACATTCTCATAAGTAACACCATCATAGACAACTGATACTGTCAGTGGTATCTGATAAGAGACATCATCTCCACCCCGTGTAACAATAGTTGTTACTTCAGGGGCTGGGTCTTCGCCATATGCTGGTGGAACTAGGAACAAAAAATTAAATGCTATAAAACAAACTGCTAAACTATTTCTTACTCTCGCATAGTAGGACGTAGATTTGGTCAACTCTTTGTTCAACTCGGTTAAGCCTCTCGGTGTTAGTATTCACGGAGTCCCTCAAACTGTTGCCCCCATTCGGCTTCAACTCATCAAGATAGTGTTTAACTAACCAACGAGTTGCTGCACCGAAACTAATTACTATTGTTGCGACTGAGACAATAAGCCCAGCCCATTCTGCTGCTGTCATTACACGGTCCTGACGGTTATAGTAAGTATGCCTCCGAAGCCATCAAATCTTTTGTCAGGAGGAGTCATACGAGTGAATGTGATTTGTTCAATTACGGCTTGACGAATTTCCTGGGTAGATAAATCTTGCCAGTTAACTACGTCTCCACCTTCTTCTATATCTTCTAGTCTTAGGATGCGCTCTGAGGCACGTCCTTCGTAACCAGTTACCACATTGTAACGGTCAGTTTCTACATCAAAACAATAAACTGGGAATTGAATTACACGCTGGCGTGGAGTAGCAATCGTTGCTTTAACTTGGTATCCCTTAAAGACTGGTCCTCTTGAGGTAGTTGTTGCATCACGATTTAATATAAACTTGTAAGAGACATATTCCTGTGCACTCTGTGGGTTGTTAGTTGTAACTTCAACACCTTCAACACCTGAGTCATAAGTAATGTGGTCATACTCAACACCGTTTTTGTCTACAGTTTCCAAGACTAAAGAACCAAAGGAAAAGTCTCCACGTCCAAGAAGGCGCTTAAAGTTCTTAGGTTCTAGTGTTCCATATCGGATGTAACCTGTAGTTAGGTAACCTGATTCAGCCAAGGTTGATTCTGACTCTAGATAAATTGCTCCATCTGTTGCTTCATATGCAGTACAAAATGCAAGTCTGTTTGTTACTCCAAGAAATGCAACACTTGTTGTGTAGTGCTCGGCACTCTGTGTTACCTGCAAATCTTTAGCGTAAGCAAAACGTAAAGGTTCTATCTCATTACCTAAGTCAATACGATACAAGCCAGCATCTAGTGTACCGATACCTGAAGCACACCAAATAAATCTATCTCTTGCTGCAAAGTCGTAGCAAGGCTGAGTTGTTTCTACAATAAGTGGACCATAGTTAATAGAACCATCTTGGTCAGAAACAACCGCTGCACGGATTCCTTTGTTTGTACCTATCATCATATAACCTAGGTAGTAAGAAAGTTTTTCAACTATTTCCCCAGAAGGTAGTTCTGCTGCTACAACTGCTGATGTAAGAGTGGGCATTACACCTGCTGTTGAAAGCGTGTACTTTTGAATTGTTGAATAGATTCCTGAGTGTCCAGCAGTATAGATGGCTGGTCCAGATGCAGCAATAGAAGTGTAGTGATAGTTAGTATTTGGATTTGTGTAGACTAAGTTTCCATCACCAAATGCATCAGTGTTGGTAGGAAATTCGTAAACTTCATTATTAACACAAAGAACAATGCGGTCTTTAATAAATTCCATTTCAGCGTGAATGATTTCTTTGTTTCCGCTGGTTTGGAACATTTGAGTTACATCACCCGTTGCACTTGGGTTTGATGAGCCAGTAGTGGAGTCGCCAGTCAGCGGTTTCTTAAACATAGTAAGGCGCTGGTCGCCACTTACAGTCTTATTGGTTACCCAATAAACATTAATTCCATCGTCACAGATAGCAAATACCTTGCGGTCAGTGCCAGCAGTGTAGTCAATAAAATTAATTACTGAGTTAGTTACACCAGTACCAACTGGTGATACTGCAGTTGAAGTTACGTTAGATGCAACCTTAGCGTATGTAAATGTAGTTGTTGTAGGCACAGTTGTAATG